ATCAATAAGTTTTTTTTCTGATTTAATCGCACTCTCCCACACACCACAATTAAAATGATCTTGTTCATGATCTACATAAGTTGCGATTACATCTAGTCTTAAATTATCTACAAACATTTTCTTTTTCTCCTTATCAATTATTATGCCTTTAGCATAGCATACTATGAGCCATCTGTCAATGCAAGTAAGGGTTCGATAGGGGGTCGAACCTTCATCATTTCCTATAATATATATCATCTTTTCCTATAGCGAGGAGTCATCATAGTATAGAAGGAATGGTTAGTCTTGCTTGTCTTAAGTGTCTGTTTTCTGGGCATATGACTACATATTAGACACAAATAGGGTGATATTCACCATAGTTCTCTGCATTATGTCGTGCTTACCGAAAATATTATATAAAAAAAGGGGGAGTTTGTGGTGTTCTCTCGTGTTCTCTGCAATATATAGGGTTCGAGGGGGTGTCGAACTCTCCGAACTCACCGAACATACTAGAAATCTGGGACAAAAAAAATAGAAATACTATCGAACCCACCGAACTTGTTAGAATACTGGGGCTCACCGAACATTTAAAAATAAAAAAGAAAAAAAGGTAAAAAAAAAGGGAGCCGAAGCCCCCTGGTTCTTAAGAGTTGGAGTAAATTAAACCCCAGATTATTATATTAGCAAAGATTAAAGTAATCATATAAAAGTTTCCTCTTTGTCTGTTATTCATTTTATTTCCTTTAAGTTATTGGGGAAGCTTTTACACTTCCCCAGGTTAATTAAGATACTGGATTCCAGTAATCTTTCTGTTCAAAATCATAATCTCTTGGTTTAAAATTATCATAAGTATTTTGTTCTGCATACTCATTCCATTTATCTAACCATAATCTTTTGAACTGGTCATCTTCTGCATTATTGTAAGCTTTATCTAATTTAGATAAGAGTAAAGCTACATCAAATAAATTTCCTTTTATCATAGTTATTCTCCTTTAAGTTATTGGGGAAGCTTTTACACTTCCCCAGTTAATGTTAGCTAGAGAATTTCTTTCTAGCATCTTCCTCTTGGATAAGCTCAAAGGTCGAGCAAAACTTAGCTATAAACCTATCAAGAGCAGGATGGTCTTTGTCGTTCATCTGTTCAACCATCTTCCAAGTCTTCTGGTCAAGAGTCTCAGGAGCTTTATCTTTAGCCCATTTTTGCATCTTGCTCCAAGAGTCAAGCTCTAATTCTACAAGCTTGTTAGAAATATCCTCAAAGCTTGTATTCTTTGAGAAAGTCTCTCTAACTTTCTTAGAGTTAGCAAACTCTCTAAGCTTATTAAGCTTGTTACATACTAAACCTTTTTTGGTTAGTGTGTACTCATAGACAGGTTTTCCTTTACTGTCTTTAAGCTCATTAAGCTCCAAAGTTAACTTTTCAGCTAACTTCTGACCTTTCTCTTTTTGAGCTAGACACCACGCTGTAGCAGTAATGCCAATCTCAATCTGAGTTTCGTTAACCTCAGTACCTAAAGTACTTTTGGCTTTCTTCAGCTTGTCTTCTTTACCATCAGCGATAAGCTGTAACTCACCGATTCTCTTTATATAATCACTCATGTTTTCTCCTTTGTGATTAAGTTAAAAAACACTAGCAAGAAATTTGCTAGATGATTAATAGTTACATAAAAAATAATAATAGTCAACAAAATGTTAAATATAATTTTGAAAGCCTTACTGAGCAAGGGTTTCAGAAGATACTTTTTTTTAAGGTATCTTTTTATAAAAAAACAGTTATTCGTTACATAATATAGCCATACCCCCACCACAAAAAATTATTATGTAGCGTGTATGTATATATGGTAGTGTCATATATAGAATAAAAAACTAGGGTCAAAATAATGCTTGCATTTTAGTGGGGAGTAATATATAATATATATAATAATATAATACTATATAGTTTAAGAGGTATTTAAAATTAAATATTATAGTTTTATATTATTACAATATAACAACCTAACAATATAACAATGTAAAGGTATTAAATACTTTGGAAACTATAGAGACTATATCTAAATCTCCTTATGTTAATTTAAATGATTATCTTAATTTAAAAATAACACAAGACTCTAAAGAGGACTTCATAACTTTTGTTCGTAAGATTGCTCCAATGCTTGTTTCTGATTGGAAGATGGGTAAACATATAGAAGTAATATCAGAAAAATTAAAACAATTAGAGAGTGGTGAAATAAAAAGACTAATGGTGTTTCTACCACCACGTTCCTCTAAATCTGTAATCTGTTCTAAATTGTTTCCTGCTTGGTATATTGGTCGTAATCCAGAACATGAGATACTTACTGTTTCCCATAGTGACCAATTGTCTTCAGACTTTGGTAGAAGTGTAAGAGATGTTGTAGACTCTGAAGAGTTTCAAAATATCTTTAAAGGTGTTAAGCTAAGAACAGATGTTAGAGCTGCAGGTAAATGGAAAACAAATCAAGGTGGTAGTTATTATGCAGCAGGTGTTAAATCTCAAATAGCAGGTCGAGGAGCTCATATTGCTATACTAGATGATGTAATGTCTGAAGAAGATTCTTATTCTGAAGCAGGTCGTAGATATATTAAAGAGTGGTACCCTGCAGGTTTAAGAACTCGTATAATGCCTAATGGTTCTATATTGATAATTAATACAAGGTATCACTATGATGATTTGTGTGGTTGGTTATTAAAACAACAAGATGAATATGCTATTGCACCTTGGGAGGTTGTAAGAATACCTGCATGGCTTGACGAGGAGTCTGCTGAGTTACTTGAGTTACCAGTAGGTAGTAGTTACTTTCCAGAGTGGAAGTCTGATGAAGTGTTACAAGTAGATGAACAGGAAATAAAAGCATCTAATGGTGCACGATATTGGAACGCATTATATATGCAGGACCCAACACCTGATGAAGGTGGTTTAATAAAAAAAGATTGGATACAATGGTGGGAATATGAAGACCCTCCAACATGTGACTTTATGATTCAAACATATGATACTGCATTCTCAACAAAGACAACAGCAGACTATAGTGTTATACAAACCTGGGGAATATTTACGCAGTATGAAGAAGATGCTTATGGTTATGAAAGTTTTAAATCTCATTTAATATTATTAGGAAATATAAAAGGTAGATTTGAATATCCAGAACTAAGACGTATATCACAACAACTATATCATGAGTATAGACCTGATGTTTGTATGATAGAAAAAAAGGCTAGTGGTCAATCACTCATTCAAGATATGCGTAGAGCAGGAATACCAATATTAGAATATACACCAGATAGGGATAAAGTATCTAGAGTACATGCTGCAGCTCCAATGATAGAAGCAGGTCGTGTATGGATACCTAAAGATAAAAAGTGGTCAGAAGATTTATTAGAAGAAATGTTACGTTTTCCAAATGCTGCTCATGATGACCAAGTAGATGCAATGACAATGGCAATACACTATATGAAAGAGTCTTGGCATTTAGAACATCCTGAAGACCCAGAGTGGGAAGATGAGCCTAGAAAAAAAAGAGTTGCATACTGGCGAACATAATGTTATAATTACGAACAAAGGGGAAAAATAATGGCAATAGAAAAAAATCCATTTGATAAGATACCAGAGGAAATTCAAAATATAATTCCAATACCAAAGAAAGTACAAGACACAGATGCTACTATTGAGTTAGAGCCTGATGGTGGTGTTATTGTAGACTTTACTGAAACATCTGTAGAGATGGAACCAGAGCCTGATATAGAAGAATGGTATGGTAATTTATCAGAAACATTAGACGAAGACCAATTACAAGACATAGCATCTAACGTAATAGAAAGTTATACTTCAGATAAAGATTCTAGAGGTGAATGGGAATCTATGTTTGAAAGAGGGTTTGATTTATTAGGATTAAAGATAGAGGATTCAAGCGAACCTTTTGAAGGTGCATGTACTGCTGTCCATCCTATGTTAATTGAATCAGCAGTTAAGTTTCAATCAAAAGCAATACAAGAATTATTTCCAAGTAGTGGACCTGTTAAATCTCAAATATTAGGAAAACAAACTCCTGATAGAGAACAACAAGCAAACAGAGTTCAAAACTTTATGAACTATCAGGTAACAGAACAGATGCCTGAATACTTTGATGAAACAGAAAGAATGTTGTTTCACTTACCACTAATAGGTTCAGCATTTAAAAAAGTTTATTATGATGCTAATTTAAAAAGACCAGTATCTGAATTTGTTCCTATAGACCAATTCTATGTTTCTTACTATGCATCTAATTTAAGAAAAGCAGATAGATACACACATGTAATTTATAGAAGCCCTATTGATTTAGCTAAAGATATACGTTCAGGTATTTATAAAGATATAGAATTACCTGAAGCTAC